TGGCTGAAATATACATTTGTTGCCATCTCATTATCCTACATAAAAATCAACAGGCATTTCATAATTTAATTGCATTTGTTCTCTAATTTGCCTAATCTCTTCAGTAGCATCATCAAATAATTGTCTACCATTTAGTGTAACACCACCAGGAAGTTGCATACCTTCAAACTTAATAAGGTTAGCACCCCATTGCTGTTTAATAAGAGCCGTTAAGTATTGCTTGAGAAACATATCATTATAGACATCAGAGTACGTTGAAGGATCTACAATTCGCATTGCTTCAACAATAATATAATTTCCTTCACTAATGTCTGATTCCCAATTTACATCTAAATGAAGTTGATTCATATGACGATTCCATCTAACATGCTCTCCACTTCCATTTAATTTCATATCTAAAAGAGAAACATATTGCTGTACCATTTCATAGTACATTAAATCGCCAATATATGACAAATCATAAATATCATTTAAGTGTAATTGGTATTTAACTGAAAACATATTAATTGATGATTGAGAATCTCCAATTGGAAATACTCTCTTAACATTTAATATAGTATCGTTTAGTGTGATATATCCATTTGAAACATCATCTGCTGTTATTTGATGTTTCAAATAGACTCTCATAGTAGCGTCTGAATGATACTCTTGATAGAATTGAAGAGTATCATCCACACGATCTTCTATTTGGTCATCATCTACATTAATTTCGATGACAGGCGAACCCAAGCGCCTTAGTGCATAATCTATTAATTCTTGCCTTGTACTTGGATTCGCCATATTTTAACATCCTAATAGTTGTAATATTTTATATTATTTATACTACTTTTCACATGAACATTTTGATTCGTGCTCATCTAATCTTGCCTGTAAGTCTTTTACAGCTTCAATTAGTACACCAACCATTGCTTGATAGTTAACTTTTTTCATACCTTCATCGTCTGTAACAACAACTTCTGGTAAAACTTCTTCAACTTCTTGAGCAATTACACCCATAGATTTTTTGCCAGAATCTTTCCAGTCAAAGTTAACACCACGCAATTGGCCAACTTTAGATGCAGCACTATCGATAGTTTGAATATTAGTTTTACATCTCATATCTGATGTAGAGTTAATATCAGTTGCACAAACTGTAGCTGTTCTAACAGCTGAAACACCACACATTATGCATGCTTTCATACAGTTAGGTGCACAATGGCATCCTGCTGTATAGCCACCATATGATGTAGTTTGGATTCTACTAGAGCCATTATGAAATAGACACACATCACCATTACATGTACCTTTTAAATACCATTCATTTGTGCTGTCATTATAAAGCCCCATATCAGCACCATTTGCCATAAAGACAGTATGGTTTTCAATACTATATCCAGGCCAGATATTGTCACCGCCTACAACAGAGATAGAACCATACTCACCTGCTGAGTTACAGATACATCTACCACCTACTGTAAGCCAAGAGTCAGCACAAACAACTGGTGACTTAACACAAACATCAGCACAAAGACAATTTGCTTGCCAGTTATTTGCATAACTACCATTTGTTGGAGCTTTACCTGATAGACATGTTGCTAATCCATCAACATTAGCTACTGTATGATTATGTGAATCATCAGCGACAGTTACTGTTAATGTAGCATTTGCCATATTAGTAAATGTAGCCGAACCGGATACATCACCATTTAATGTTAATGACATATCATGGGATGCGTCGAGCTTAGTGCCAATTGATGTAGAAACAGATGTTGCAAAGTTAGGATCGTCACCTAATGCCGCAGCAAGTTCATTCAGTGTATCTAACGTACCTGGAGATGAATCAACTAAATTAGCAACTGCAGTACCAACAAATGCTGTTGTAGCAACTTGTGTGGTATTTGTTCCCGCGGTCGCAGTTGGAGCAGTTGGAGTACCAGTTAGAGCTGGGCTAGCTAAAGGAGCTTTAGCGTCTAAAGCAGTTTGTAGACCATCAACATTTGCAACAGTATGATTATGCGAATCATCAGCAATAGTTGCTGTAATTGTAGCATTAGCTGTACCATCAAATGATACTGAGCCAGAAACATCACCGCTTAGAGCGATTGTTCTTGCCGTTTCAAGAGCAGTTGCAGTAGCTGCATTACCAGATGTATCTTGGTTTAGTGTGCTAACAGCAAAGTCTAGTTTACCATTTGTGTCATCATATGTTACAGTAATACCAGTTTCGCTATTGCTTGCAACCATTCCGCCAACAACATCTTGTACAGCTTCTGTTGAAAGAACAGCGTCTGAGATACTTACTGAAGATGTTGTACCACCAGCAGTTGTAAATGTGATTGTATCATTACTTGCTGAAGCAGAAACAAATCCTGCATCTAGTGCAGTTCGTAGACCATCAACATTTGCAATTGTATGATTATGAGAATCATCAGCAATAGTTGTTGTAATTGAAACATTACCTGTACCATCAAATGATGCCGAGCCAGATACGTCACCCGCTAAAGCAATTGTTCTTGCCGTTTCAAGAGCAGTAGCTGCAGCTGCCAGTGTTGCTGTTGCTGCATTACCAGATGTGTTTTGGTTACCAGTTGTACTAACACCTGGAAGATCAATATCAGCAGAACCATCAAAGGAAACACCACCAATATTACGAGCTGTTTCTAATGTAGTTGCAGTACCCGCGGTGTCGCCATCTAATAGAATGGTTTTATAGTTTAAGCCATCGAGTGTAGCTTCCCATTCATCATTAGCTTCGTTCCAACGTAAAGTAACATTAGAACTATCACCACGTTCTACTTCAATACCGGCATTTTCACTTGGCGCGCCTGTGGCATTATTATTTAGTGTAATAATATTATCTGCTAAGTTAATAGTTTCTGTATTAACTACAGTTGTTGTACCACTAACAGTTAGGTTACCATCAATAACAAGGTTATTAAGAGTTGTTGTACCACTTGAGGCTGTAATGTTACCATCTAAGTCGCCAACAAATTCTGCAGCAGTAATAGTATTTGAACCTAAGTTTAGGTTAGCATTTACTGTAAGAGCAGAACCATTTGATGTTGTAAGAGCTTGCCCTGCACCAATTACTACATCTGCGTTTAACTCAATATCGCCTGTTGGTGTAAGAGCAATATCTGCGGATGCAGCCGAAGTTGTAATATTAACAGCTGCGCCACCTGCAATTGATGTTGAACCAGTTGTAGATGTTTCAATAGATAGAGATTGAGATGGATCCGCATGGAATTTAAGAGTTCCCGCATCATCTTCAAGTACTTTAGTACCATTTAGATACAAAGAACCTGGACCTACATAAATATCTTTCCACTGCTTGGTTGGAGAACCAAGGTCATAAGTAACATCTGCAGAAGGAATAATGTTTCCGTCTAAGTTACCATTTAAAAGATTTTTTACTACTGTTTCGTCATTAGAAATGATTTCATCAAGAGCTGCTTTAACATTGGTTGCAGTTAATCCAGATGTGCTATTATCGTAGTCAATATCAACAGCGTTAGCTTGAACAGACGCCGCAGTAACACCATCTGATTCATATGTTGCCATTGTACCATCACCATTATCTTTAAGAACTAGGTTCCCAAGATAAATTGTACCAGCACTTAGATATAGGTCTCTAAATTTTTTCGTAGGCGTACCCAAGTCATATGTTTCGTCATCGTCTGGTACAATTGAGCCTCCAATTTGAAGGCCATTTTTTACAATAAAGTCTTTTTCGTAAGTTGCCATAGTTCACTCTCCCTCTGGCGCTATGCTTCTATAATTTTTCTAGTAACTTCAAATTTCATATTATTTGTAGTTGATGGAGTTGCTAGCAATTCTATATTGGCGCCGTTAAACGCCGCTGTGAAGTCTGCCAAAGGAGCAGATCCGGTATATATAATTGAATGCTCGGTTACGTATACGTCACTTCCGTCATGAGTTACAACTAATTGTGCTTGTTGATACTCTTGATCATCTGTTTGAGAAACTCTAACTGTATAGAACATAGTTCTATAAGCACCTTTATCTTCAGCAGAAATTGCTGTTTGTGAAATTGTTTCAGTATTTGTTTCTTCCCAGATTGTATCTTTATATAATCTAGCTACTCTATATACTCTGTAAACTGCTGAAGCTGGTGTAGCTTTCAGGTTTATATAACCAGAACTATTCGTCACATCGTAAGATGATAATCCCGTTCCGCTTGAGTTAATAAGATTTCTTTCTACATAATGAATGTCTGTACCATCGTTTAAGACGATAACATTTGTTCTTTCTAATTCTGCATTATCTACATCTAAACCAATTACTTCATATGTTACGAAATTAGTACCTGTTGAGGATACTGAAGAAATCGTAGTTTCTGTAGTACCATCTGTGACACCAATTTCTGGAAAATCGTCAACTAGCATACGAAGATATTTTACAATAAGTGTATTGGAAACATTACTATTTTTTGTAACTGTTAAACCAATTTCATTTTCAGTTGTATAAACATCACCGCTATCATCTGTAATAGATGTATTAGGACCTAACGCAGATAAATCTATTAATGAAGATCCATATGAATCATAATAAGTATCAATAATTGAATGCTCAACTAAGTGAACATCTGTTCCATCATATAGAATATTAATTTCTGACGCATACAAATCGTTTGTTGTAGTGTCTAAAGCTTGTACGTAAAATCTAATAGATTTTTCTGGCTTTGCAACGGCTAGTACTCTTCGCTCTGGGGCATCTAAGAATACTGAATATACATCGCTATCTCCAATTGAATTAATTAATCCTTGAACATATGCCTTTGTTGCTCTTGCTGAGATTGCTGTATCAAAATCTGATAGAACATTTGCAAGATTGTTTGATGCAGAGTTATCAATAGATGTACTATCAATACCTAAATTGTCTTCTGTTATCTGTTCGAGCGTAACAATAGACTCGGCACCCGAGACATCTTTCTTAAGAAAAATTTTCCCGTCGTATGTGTTAATAGCCAACTCGCCTAAATCAAGGTTAGCCGTAGTTGGTACTTTGTTCGTAACGGCGGATCGTTTTAGTCTAATATTAGAACTCATATCGATTCCTATAGCTTAAAGTTTTATTAATCGCTAATTTGTATATACAAATTTTGCCAACGATCATAATTTAGCAAGAGGGGGTATAAACCCCCTCCCTTATTACTAATTAGTAAGAACCACCGTCTAGATCAGTTACTGTAACAGCACCAGCTGAAACTGTAAAGTTATCTGAGCTGAATGATGCAACACCAAGAGCTGATGTCGAAGCAGTTGGAACCGCGAAATCAAGAGCATTTGCAGCATCGTCATACGTAGCTGTCATATTTGTTTGAGAGCCAGTATTTACAATCGCACCAATTGCATCTTGAGCAGCTTCATTAAAGTCTGTGACTTGTGAAGCAGTAATTGCAATTGCTGCTGTTCCTGCAGCAGTTAAACGACCTTGTGAATCAACTGTGAATGTTCCTACAGAACCAGCTGCGCCATAAGAACCTGCAGTAACCGCTGTGTCATCAAGATCCACTGTTACTTCATCAGTACCAACAGTTGCAGTTAAGCCTGTTCCGCCTGTGAATGTTAATGTATCATTGCTTAGATCAACATCACTGCTGTTTGATCCATCAGTAATACCAAGTGTTGTTGAAATTGACGCGGTTGAAGCTACAGTTACACGACCTTTAGCATCCACTGTGATTACTGGAATCTCAGTAGCAGAACCGTAAGAAGCTGCAGTTACACCTGAATTTGCAAGTGTTAGAGCTGCGCTTACGTTAGCAGAACCATTAATACCTGTAAGTGTTGCTGTTGCATCACCAGTTAAGCTTAGATCTCTAGCAGTTTGCCATGTAGTTGCTGTATCAGCATTACCTGTCACGTCACCTGTTACGTCACCAGTTAAATCACCAGTTACGTTGCCTGTTACATTGCCAGTTAAGTTACCTGTTACGTCACCAGTTAAATCACCAGTTACGTTGCCTGTTACATTACCAGTTACGTTACCTGTAACATTACCAGTAAGATCGCCAGTAACATCGCCTGTTACATCGCCAGTTAAGTTACCTGTAACATTACCTGTAACATTACCAGTTACGTCACCAGTTAAATCACCAGTTACGTCTGCTTCAACTGTTGCAGCTACAAATGTGCCGGTACCAACTGTCCATTTGTCAGCAGCTTCGTCCCATACGAATGAAACATTTGTTTCTGTGCCACGTTCAACTTCAATACCAGAATTTTGAGATGGTGTACCAGCTTCATCAGAGTTAAGAAGCATAACAGCATCGCCGATATTTACTTCATTTGAATTAACTGTTGTAGTTGTACCATTAACTGTTAGGTTACCTTGAACAACAACGTTACCAGATGCAGTCATTGTAGCAGCTGTAATGTCATCTGAGTTCAATGCGCCGGAAACTGTTATGTCGTTAAATGTAACGTTATCAGTTGTGCCTACAGCCTGACCAATAGCGACTTCACCACCAGTAACAGTAACACCTGTACCACCAGTTACATAGCCATCAATTTTTGTTTGTACACGAGTATCTGTATAGTAAAGATTTGTACCCTCAGCTAAATCATCTGTATCGTGGTTAGCTAAGCTTGAAACTGTACCTGTAACATTACCAGTTACGTTACCTGTAACATTACCAGTTACATCGCCAGTTAGATCAGCAGTTACTGTGTTAAATGTAACGTCTGCAGTTGTTGCAACATCTTGACCAATAGCAAAACTTGCTTGGTTATCTGTTACTGTAGCTGTTATACCTGTGCCACCATCAAATGTAAGTGTTTGACCCATGTTAACTGTATCAGTCGCTACACCATCAGTGATAGTAAAGCTTGTACCAGATGTGATAGCGGAATCAACATATGCTTTTGTTGCTGCATCTGCATTATTTGTTGGTGTTGCTACGTTAGTAATTTTACCGTTAGATACGTTAACATTACCAGTGCCATTTGGATCTAGAACAATGTCACCATTTAGATCTGTTGAGGAAAGAGTATTACCATTCAGGTCAAGATTGTCGACCTTCAAATTATCAATTTTGCTATCTGCATCTGTGATAATTGCTGAGCTTGCTGTTAGTGTACCAGCAGCATGGTCTAGTTTATCTGTAAAGTATTGACCACCAATGACAAGGTGGGAAGCGGCATCACCCGCAGTTTCTGCGCCAATACCAACATATAGACGGCCACCGCCTGCAACTGAACCATATTCCGCTGCTGAGTATGCTAATTCGCCCGCGCCAAGCGTGGATGGATCACCGGCCGTGGTAGATCGTTTAATTCTAATAATAGTTGACATTCGTGTCTTCTCCTATTAAGGTTTTAAAATTTATCTTAAGATATTATAATTTGCAAATTCACTATTATATAATTAATAAGTACCACCATTCAAACTGGTACCATCCGCCGCATCAGACTTGGCAATCCATTTCTGATTTGTTTCGTCCCAGATTAAGAGAGAACCCTGATCTAACAGAGTTGTATCTACATCTGATAACTCATTAAGTCTGCCCGCTGAACCGACGGCAACGGTTCGTGCTCTTACAGTTCTACCTGCAACGACTTTTGCCGTAATAGCCATTTGTTATGCGCTCCTTGTGACTCTCGGTGTGACTTCTAGTTGACCTTCTACAACACGAGTTACATTACCAATAGAATCAACTATTTCTACATCATAAACATACCTACCTGCCTTCATTGCCGCAGTTTGCACAGAGCTTAAAGAAACATCAAGCTGGCCCGCTGCAGGATTATCCGTAGATGTATAAAAATCCACTGCAGTTGAGGATGAATAAGTTTTTCTTATTTGTCCTCTGTAAGTATAATTAGATATGTCAATGGCACCGGCATCGTTAACGACACCTATTTCAACAGAAAAATCTGAACCTTGATCAACTGTTAAATTTGCATAAACGGCCATTGAATAAATTCCTATATTTTAAATTATTTATAAAAAATGCTGTTTACAAAACAGCAGTTCTATGATATAATATAAATAATCATATCTTTATACCATTATTTATAATCTTAGGAAGCTTAATTTATGATAAATGTACTTGGAGACATAATTATTGACGAATATTGGCACGGAAAAACAACACGTTTATCTCCAGAAGCTCCAGTTCCAATTGTAGAATTATTAGAAAAACATATTGCACTTGGCGGTGCATCAAATGTTTATGCTAATATAAGATCTCTTACCAAAAAAGTAAACTTATTTGGCCTAGTTCAAGATGAATATCTTTCGCATTTTTCAGATACTTCTAATTTAGTTTCTACAAAAAGAATGCCAGTAAAAATTCGTATTTTATCTGGTAATCATTATATCACTCGTATTGATAACGAAGAATATATGGATAATAACGATTTAAATAATAAATTGTTTAGTCATAAATTTAAAAAGAATGATATTTTCTTTTTATCTGATTATAACAAAGGGTCTTTAAAAAAACCAAAACCTTTAATTGACTATTTAAGACATAAAAACCAGAGAGTAATAGTTGATCCAAAAGTAAGCTTAGATAATTACAAGTATTCATGGATTTTGAAACCAAATAGAAAAGAATTTGAAGATTATGCTGGAACATCCGATTGCATAAAAGGTATTAAGTATAAAGCAATCAAAGTAAGAGAAAAATTAGAAGTAGATCATTTAATTATTACTCTTGCCGCTGATGGAGTATTATGGGTATCTGAAGAAGGTCAAGTGCATATTCCAACTCAAGCTAAAAGCGTTTATGACGTAACTGGTGCTGGAGATACATTTGGCGCTATATTAGCTTATGGACTAGATAACGGGTATGATATAGAGGAATCTCTTATTTTAGCTAATAAAGGAGCCGCAAAAGCTATTTCAAAGCAAGGAACATATGTAATACATCCAAAGGATATTTTATGAAAATAGTATTTACTAATGGCTGCTTTGATATTTTACATCGAGGCCATATAGAGTATTTAGAAGAATCTAAATCGTTTGGAGACTATCTTATTGTTGGTTTAAATTCTGACGAATCTGTAAAAAGACTAAAGGGAGAATCTAGGCCAGTAAATAACGAAAATGATCGTAAATTTATGCTTGAATCGTTAATGTGCGTAGATGAAGTGATTATTTTCTATGAAGATACTCCATATCAATTGATTAAAGAAATAGAACCTGATATTCTAACTAAAGGTGGGGACTACTCGGACCCCAGAAAAATTGTTGGATTTGATATTGCAAAAACTACATATATATTACCATATAAAAATGGTTATTCGACTACTAAAATAATTGAGAGGATACACAATGAGACTTGACGGATTTGTTGAAAAGGGATGGGGACATGAACTTATCTGGGCTACTAATGATAAGTATTGTGGTAAATTTCTAAAGTTTAATGAAGGTGCTCAGTTTTCTATGCATTTTCATCGTGAAAAAGATGAAACATGGTATGTTATGGATGGAAAATTTGTGGTAGAATGGATTGATACTAAAGACGCTAGTCTTCATAAAAAAGAATTAAATGCTGGAGATACTTGGCACAATCCACCTCTACTTCCTCATAAAGTTTATTGTATTATGACAGGAACGCTAATCGAAGTATCAACAGCAGATTCAGTAGAAGACAATTATCGAGTTATGAAGGGTGATTCTCAAAAATGAGTAGATTTAAGCATGTTGCTGATATAGATCCACAATCAACAACAGCACAACAACCACAGCAAAATTATAGTTATTCTTCGGGACAATATACATCTTCGACTCCTAATCAGCCTCAGATGGGAATGAGTGCCGAAGAAGCTAAAATTATGGAAATGCAAAAATCATGGCCTAAAGTATTTCCAAAGGCAATTATTGGACTTGATAGAGATGGCGTAATTAATATTGACCGCGGCGAATATATCACAAGCCCACAGCAATGGGAGCCAATTCCTGGATCTTTAGAAGCAATTCGCATAATTCGATTAAAAGGCTATAAGGTCGTGATTCTAACAAATCAAGGTGGAATTATTAAAGGATTGCAAACTCATGAACAAGTAGAAGCTGTAAATCAACATATGATGGAAGTATTTGGCAAAGCAGGAATCTTTTCAATTGATGGATTGTTTTATTCAGAAACATCTTTAAAAGAAGATTATTACGCAAAACCAAATCTTGGAATGTTTCACCGCGCTGAAGAAGAAATTTTTGAAAACAAGATCAGATTCAAGCAAGGCGGATTTTATGTTGGTGATAAAATAACTGATTTGAAAGCTGCATATAAAATTGGTGCAAAACCAATTCTTGTTCGTACAGGTCATGGTGAAGAAACAGAACAAGCACTTAAAAAATTCTCAGCGGAAAAAATTCGTAAGAAAACATCAACATTCAATTCATTATTAGATTTTGCTAAGGCACTTAAATGATTTTAGTCACTGGCGGATTCGGCTTTATAGGATCAAACATTATTCGTAATTTAAACAAAAGAGGCAAAAAAAATATTTTTGTCGTTGATGATTTAACTGATGGAAGAAAATATAAAAATTTAGTAGATTGCGAATTCGAAGAATACTTTGATAAAGATACATTTTTTGAACATGCTGAAAATCTATGGGATAAAGTAACTGCTATTTATCATGAAGGCGCCATTTCATCTACAACAGAATGGGATGGTAAAAAAGTAATGGATTCTAACTATTTCTTTTCTGATAAACTTTTAGCAAAAGCTATTGAACATAAAATTCCATTTTCTTATGCTTCATCAGCTTCAGTATATGGCGGAACATTACATTTTACAGAAAATGGCCCATTAGATCCAATGAATATGTACGCATATTCTAAAATGTTATTTGACCGAAAAATCGAAAAATTAGTGAATACAGAGTGGTATCAAAATTCTCCATATATTATACAAGGATGGAGATACTTTAATGTTTATGGGCAAGGTGAAGATCATAAAGATGGTCAAGCATCACCTATTACTCAATTTTCAAAACAAGCAAGAGAAACAGGCAAAATAAAGGTATTTGAAGGATCTGAAAACTTTAGACGCGATTTTGTTTGTGCTGAAGATATTGCACTTCTAAAAATTGAAATGCTAAATAGAAAGGTTTCTGGTATCTTTAATGCTGGTACAGGAGACGCAATATCATTTATGGATGTTGCTCAAATGATTGCTCGTAAAGTCGGAGCTGAAATCGAAACAATACCTTTTCCGAATCATTTAAAAGATCATTATCAAGAATTTACTCAAGCTAATACAGAAAAACTTACAACTATTGGGAATCCAATAAGAATGAGAAGAGTTCAGGATTATATAAGTAACAGTATGTAAAAAAGGGGCCATATGGCCCCTTAAGTTTTTTTAATTGCTAGTTTATTCTTCAGCTTCAAAGAATTATTCTTCAGATTCTTCAATCTGTTGTTCAGATTCTTCAATCTGTTGGTTATAATTGAATGGAGCTTTAATTAAGACCGACCACTCAGGTAAATATAAGTATTCAATATCAGAATTTGCAATTGTCATAAGAGCATCATCTAAAGTTTCAACCAAAGGCTCTCCAGCTAAATTAAAACTTGTATTGAATAAAATAGGGACACCTGTAATATCCTTAAACGCTTTAATTAAGTTATAATAATTTTCATTCTGCTCTTCTGTTACAGTTTGTATACGACACGTCCCATCAACATGAGTAATAGCTGGAACTTCGCCATGCTTTTCTAATTTAAAATCCATAGCGTACATCATATGCGGTGTTTCAGTTAATCCACGAGTTTCGAACCATTCTTCAAAATCTTCTTGTAACATAGATCCTGCAAAAGGCCTAAACCATTCTCTACCCTTTACGGTATTTACATGGTCTTTACCATTGATATCGCGAGGATCATATAGTATCGATCTATTACCTAGTGCTCTAGGCCCAGCTTCAGATCTTCCTTGAAAAATAGAAATGATATTACCATCAGCAATCATTTGGGCAATTTCAGAATTTAATACTTCTCTTTTTATTTCAAATTCAGCATTGGAAATATTTTCTAATGTTTGCTCGTCAATTTCTGATAATTTAAATGTTCCAAGATATAAAGTTTCTAAAGAATCTGGAATTTGCCCTTGAGTCAATTTATAATACGCGAGTTTCGCTAGACCAAGAGCTGTTCCGCCGTCATGAGAAATTGGATCTACAAAGATATTTAGATCTGGAAATCTACTTTTATAATAATAATTTGCTACGCAATTTAACCCATACCCACCAGAAATAACAATATTAGTTTTATTTGTCAATTGTACAGCTTTTTCAATTAAATCAGCCACTGCTTCTTGTGTTTGCTTTTGAATTTTCCAAGCAAGATTTTTTGCCTGCTCTGTAACTTTTTCTGGATCTTTATGCCATAACTTTGGATCTTCATTTCTAGCTAAATATGGATTATTACTCTCATCAATTGTTGATCCAGCAGGGTAATTCGGAATAAAGACATTTCTATTACCTCTACCATTGATTACTAAATCGGGAATATTTTCATCTTCTTTACCGTACGGCGCAAGACCCATCGTTTTACCAGCTTCAATATATCCAAAACCCAGATAATCTGAAACTCCTTCATACATCTTTACTAGAGTCATTGAATTATCAATATTCATATTATCGGTTTTTAATGGAACTACATCATAATTTCCGCCATAGGATTTCCATATTTCTTTTACGACTTCTTCTTCTTCTCCATTTTTTTCAGAATCACAATCAAAAATAGACTCAGTTTCAAATCCATACGTAGATCGTCCATCTTCGTCTGCTTGAAACTCATGACGAGATCCTGCCCCATCAATAACTAGAGCTACAGCGTCTTTAAATCCAGAATTAAAGAACGAGCCTGCAGCATGTCCTAAATGGTGAGCTTGTGATAATGAAATAACTCTTACATTAGAATTAAACTTTCTAACTAAAGCAGTAAAAGCATCTTCGCCAGTCCAAGTTAATTTTGGTTGGTCGTGAGTACCTCCAATCACAAGAAAATCTACACCACCTTGAATTGCTTCTAATATACCTCTAAAAGGATTTCCATCGTATTTTGCTCTAGAAAGTCTTTCTTCTTCAATATAAAATTCGGTTTTTCCATCAACTAAATATGCGGCCGAACCATTATGTCCGGGATTAACTGCTAAAATTTTCATAGTTATTTTACCTTTTGTTCAATGTCTTTAACAATATCGGCGTACATTTTATTGATTTCTTCATCTGTGAAATCCATGCAGCGGTCATTATATCTATCAGCCAAATGAGAGTCTAAACCAGAAATACGTATAGGTGAGTACTTTTTTTGTCCTTCGCGTTCAATAATATTAAACCAATTTGGATATGTTGTATTAATTGCAAATGTAGAACCAACAATTACGGTTCCAGGTTTATTGAATGCTCGAGCCATATGTTGACCTAACGAATCACAACCAAGAAAATAATCTGCAGCATCTACAAATGCTGCCCACATCCGTAAATCTGCTTCTGGTTTAAACGTAAATGTGTCCTGAGGTAGCTCAAATTGCTTTTCTCCAAATAAAACCATATTATATTTTGTTGATAATTTTTTAATAAGTTTTAAATAGGTTTCTTGAGACATAGATCTCGATGAGTCATCAAAGATAGTTTTATCATCAACACGATTTGCTGAACGACCCCAAGGTTGAATAACAATTGTCTTTTGTTTTTGTTGTTGGCGTTTTACATCTGCAATCATTTTAGCTGCAGATAATTCTTCATTCTTATTTAAGATCATTTCAGGAATACCAAGATCTGAATGATCGTGTGTATTATTAATAAGAACGTTAAATGCTTCACCCAAAGATAATTCTTGCTTAAAATATCCTGGAACGCGATATGGTTCTGGAGAAATAATTTCATCCGCGTTTGCAACTATGTTATCAAAAACACCTTTTGTATCCATTGAATACGTAATATCTTGTAAATCTTGAAGACCCCAAACAAGTTGATCCCATCCACCAATCATAATGGATACCTCATCTTGTGGGTTTTCTTTTACATATTTTCTAAGAGCTGGAATAGCGGCAATAATACGGCCTGCCCCGCCGTCTAGCATAAAAACTTTTTTCATAAAGTCACCTTCAATTAATCATCGATAATTATATTATAACACACTATCTGTATAATGTACATAGTATATATTAAGTAAATTCTGGGCCCGAAAGCCCAGAATTTTTTTCTTGAGTTATATTATGGTATGCAGCACTGACATGGATAATTAACAGTACAGAAGTGACTTTTATAGAAATTCTTCTGTAATTCCCAATGACCATTTGTTGGTGATAGATAACCACCAACGGACTTTTGGCCGCAATGCGCATAATACGTAGATCTACAATCGCACACATCCATAAGTTCTAGAGGCTTAATCGCTTTAGATTCTCCAGAGAAAGCTAGGCCGGAATGGTCGGCATTGTCACCAAAGAACGCATCATCAATATTTCTAATTATACATTCATAGCACGAAGCGCCTTGGGAACAACAAGTATACCAGCATACCATATCATGGCAAGTTGGCGTTGATCCACAGAAGGTGTTACCACAACCACAAATATTACCAATATTACATAACTTAGTTACACAAATTGCGCAACAGCCCATACCACATATGGCTGAATCTAAACAACAGAAGCCCCATTTCCAAGGATTTTGTCGGGTTACATAATATGCCCCTACGCACATACACCAACATGCGGCATCACAATATGGAACACCAGTATTTGGATCTGCCCACAGACAATGTAGACAAGAATTAAATGCGCCACATCCTTGAACCATTTCCATAAATAATTTCATATCATTATCATGAGGATAACCTAAGCAATCCAATGGTTTGTCAAATGGAACTTTTAGGTGTACCAAATCAGTACCAATATTGTGATTCCAGCACTGGCACGGAGGAAAATAATCATTCGATGCAAACTCTCTACATGCGCCTGCACATGTACCTCCAGCTGCAAGACAACATCCAAGCTGACCGCAAGCACATATTGACAGCATTGGCGTAGAGCTGTCTGCGAACGGTAGCATCATAAATACGACCCCGCTATCTGAAGCACATTCATTAGGTATTGAATATGGCACCATTCTCATAGCATAAGGTTCACATGCACAATGGCAACAGCACAGAGTCATGCCGTATGGAGTAGGAAGAGGCGTAAATCCGCCTGGCCCAGGTTTTTGAGTACCCCAACAATCATTTACAGACCTATTAAAGTTAGCTCCGCAGCATTCACCGCAAACTGTAGTATCTACTCTAGTTTGTCTATCATTAAATAAACTATGAACTTTACTAATACATCTATTATTTAAGTCATAACATACAATACCAGTCCATACAATGCAACCAGCAGCTAATGAATTGCATGAGGTATCATAATGTTGTTGTCCAGAAGCATAATACATTGGCACAATCAAATGATCGTTTGTTGGATTAATATAGTATTGTCTAGCTGCCGCATCCGTGACGTACGCATTTTCAACTGGCCATCTTCTAAATGACCCGCATCTATGCTGACACTGGCACTGCCAGTTTTCACATCCACCAACACCAAAGCAACGTGGTAGAGTACCATCGCCAATACAACGCAGCCAAGCTTGACAACTCCAGTCATCACAGCAGGCTCCACCATTGTTTCCGGTATAAGCAACACCGGTCAGGCATTCCAAGTATTTAATAATAGTATCATACTTAGTGATAGCACCAGAGCTACACTGTCTAAATGTTCCATTCCAGCATAAAGCTGGCCCGCATCCAAGTAAACCTATACCAAGATTCAACGTACAATCAAACATACATGTATTAAAATTAAATACATGAATATCTTCATTATCTCCTCTGGAACTCATACAGCAATTGCCCATAGAAATTAGATACGCTCTACAATTAGTACAAGATGTAATAACGTTAGCGGCATCTCTCTTAGATCTAAAGCCATGATATTTAAATCTGTCAGCTGAAGGACCATATTGGCTAAAGCATTTCCCCGCTTGAAGCCGATTGGAAAAACAGGGCGCAAAATTTACACACATATTGTGATAGTCGTAAGAGTCACCTCTAAAGCATCGAGTATATTCGTCCCTAGGTCTTAAAGTATAATCTCTATTCCATCCACGATATTGCCCTTGGCTAATAATTGTAGCATTGCACGTATCAATTACATATAATGAAGGAACATGGCATTGGTTCGCGCAGAGGCATCTTGTGCAATAGCAGGTTATAGTACCGGAGCTGTTGACATTACTCCAGCAGCAGGAGGGACAGTTAGCATCCCACGGAAAGGTGGTGGCCCCACCGTGTGCTCCAATAAGAGCATACATATATCTACATGATGGATCAAACCAGACACTTTTAACATCGCAGCTGCCAAATAAATCTGTCCAACAACATGAAATGCAACTTGATCCCATTGGATTTCTAACAGCATACATAGCATAATCTGAACCATTTGAACTTGGACCGGGCCTCCGCATTACACATGCATTACCGCCGGCAGAACCCTGACACTGACTGTATGCAGCTGTATTTGTCAAATGATCTGCTGGATTAGTAGGAATTATGCCATTATGCAATCGGCAGGTCATGGTAAAGCAACTATAGCAAAATCCGGTAGGAACCCATCGGTTACAATGTGCATTACACATTGCTCTAGCCAGGCCGAAGAATTCTTCCTGCATTTCTTCGAAACCACACCTACAAACATTATTATGCGCAACCGAATCTGAGCATACTTTTAGTGTGTTTTGACCTCTAGTATTACTACAAGCAACGAGTATGTGTTCTCTCAGTGGTGATACAATATCATCATTCCAAGCACATGCCATACCAATAGAAATTTTTGCGGCAGGGCCCTTATACGTATTAGTTGGATGATGGATCGCAAACCCATTATCAGGCGTGCCGTATGCTAGACATGCAGATGAACATACACAAGTATGTTTTCTAGTTCCATAATGATGCAAAATAGGATTACCAGTAGCATCAACATATACACCGCCCAGTTTCTGAGATGGACACCCTGGACAATATTGGCAAAATTTCAAGCTGCCGCAAATGGAACACTTAAATGACCAATAAACTGTTGCTCCATCATTGTAAACAGCAAAGTTATTGAACACTCGATTGGGTTGTTGCTGATTTGAGTTCAACGTCGAGTGTAATTGTGGAAAGTTCATGGTATTACACTCACAGAAATAGCTACCCCTGAAGGAGCATCCTGACTGCGCGAAAGCAAGGTTGCCGGTTGGCCCACACATAAAAAAGTTAGTGCAGCCATAGCACGAAACCTCTAATCCATAGCCATTATAATTACCACAACAATATTGGCCCCTGCAAGTAAATGTTCTTGGATATAATGCACCTGGATCTTCTCCAGCCGATATTGAACAGCCCCAAGCTGCGGTCATGCAATTGCCGGTGCAATTACAACAGCCGCAACTGCACGAATCATAGTTCGAGACTAGATTTACAAAGCCTACCGCATCATGCGGGTCTGTAGTATTCGATATTGGTTCAAATACTGCACCGTCCGCGGCTGATCCACCAGCTGCGGCCCATTCCGTCCCATCATTAACAACAAGCGAACCTTCATCAGTATCATAATATAAAATGCCGGCTCCTGAGGCCGGCCTGTTCGCTGTTGTACCATATGGAACGGATACTTTTGTTGTACCGGTAATACAACAAGCTGTTACACAACAGGCGCAAACATTGCGGCTGTTGTCAACAACAATAGTACCGTTAATTTTATATGACATTTATTTTTTTTCTCCGTGTTTGCAAACACACTTTAACGTGAAATTTTATTTCCACTCTGCTCCATCATATACTTTTAATGTACCTTCATCAGTGTCAAAAATAATTTCTCCAGTTGAAGGCAGTGCAGGTCTCCCTGCAGTAGTGTAAGAAGGCACTTTAAAGACATTAGTAGCAGTAAGAATTGTTCCTTGTACATGAGGTGTAGTCGAAACAATATTTTTACTGTTATCAATGACTGTTGTACCGCTGACCTTTAAAGCCATATTACTCTCCTTTAATAAACTTATTTATAATTTAACGATTATCAAGCTTATTTTTGAGATCTTTAATAGATTCAATTAGTAATGGTATAAGTGAGTCATAAGAGACTCTTTTCAAACCATCTTCCCCAGTTGAAACAATTTGAGGAAATACTTTTTCTACTTCTTGGGCTAAAATACCAACTGCTTCTTTTTTATTATTCATCCAGTTAAATGTATAACCATTAAGCATAGAAATCTTTTCTAAAGGATTATCAATTAGATTAATATTCTCTTTTAACGTAACATCTGAAGTTGAGTTAAAATCTGTTGCAGTAACAACTCCAGTTACTCCTAAATCTCCAGTGATTGAAGATACATCCATAGCAATTGATACATTACCGAGATTTGTAACTGTACCAGATCCTGTTGCGTCACCAGTCATTGTAATTGTAAAGTCAGCAACATCAAAATCAAGAGTATTATGACCATCTTGATACGCTACTGTAATACCTGATTCAGTATTACTTGTTACCATTGCACCAACAGTATCTGCAATATATTCAGAAAGACCAGTAATATTTCCAGTTGTATGATTATGAGAGTTGTCCGCTACGGCTGCGGTAATAGAGACATCTCCTAAATTTGTAACAGTACCAGTACCTGAAAGATCACCCGCTAATGTAATTGTAAAATCAGCAACATCAAAATCTAATGTTCCGTCTCCATCCTGGTAAGTAACAGAAATACCAGATTCAGTATTACTAGAAACCATAGTTCCAATAATATCTTGAATTGTTTCTTCTAATGCAGTTGCTCCAACTGCATTTTCTAATATACCTAAGTCGGTTTGAAGTGTAGAGATATCTGTTTCAGCAGTTCCTAAATCTGTTTCAAGAGTTGAAATTTCAGAGTTTAGCGCTGTAAAGTTCCCATCAACTTCGTTGTTTGTAAGCGGGGATCCTTTTACAGATCTCAATGTTAATGTCGCAGCCATGTAAATACTTCCTAAGTTATTTTAGAAATCAGATTATTAAGTAATTCTTTTATATCAGAAACATCCGATTTGATATTATTTATATCAGATTTAAGGCTAATAACTTTGCTTTCAAGTTCTTTTTCTTCTTCAAGCTTTTTCTTAGCCAACTCTTTTCTTTTTATATAATTTGCATAAGCAATTGGATCGTTATTTACGACCCCTCCAGAAGAGGGGTCTTTTACTAAATGCGTATATCCTTTAACTCTTTGCATTATGAATATGCAATCAATCTAAGGTTTTTAATTTTTGGAACGTTTACAGTATTTGTAGACTTCATTACAATTTTAATAGAGATTTTAGTGTATGGATCAATATCTACTAAATCAAATTCTCTTTCTGTAAATTCTCCATCTGGATTTGTTGTAATATTTACAAAACCAGTATTAATAAACTTTTTATTTGCTAATGTTTCAGTACCTGTTCCAGTTCTATAATAAATGTCAACATCGGCATTTATTGGAACTTCTGCATCAAATTTTACTTTAACAGAATCTGCTGGCTCATTCAACAATAAAGGTCTTGTAATATAATTAGCGTAGTTATAAGAATTTATTGGAGCATAATCAGCAACAAATTTATCTAGTTTACTAATATCATATGCTATTGTTTCAAATCTTACTTTATAAGTATCGCCTGTAACCGCAGCTGCTCCATTAGCTTCTAAAGTTGCTGAAATATCAGAAACAATAGTTGCAACTGTACCTAATTCGGTTCCATCTGATGCAAATAATTTTTGACCTATAATAAGTTCTGAATTAAATTTTGTACCTGAACCAGCTACAGTACTTGCTCCTGTTCCAACTGTGATTGTACCAGTTCCAACAAAATCTACATGATCTTGTACTAAATCTAATTTTAGCGTAGGATCAATTGAGAATTCACCGGCGAGAGTTAATGTAATTCTGTCATTATCAGTATTACCTGCAAATCCAGAATCTGCAGTTTCAATTACAATATCTTCAATCTCATGATAGCCATTTAAATGCGAAGATAGATTTGAAATATACAGCCAAGAACCAATAGTAGCATTAGCTAATAAATTATCAGCTGTATCTAAGCTAGATCTAATAATTCCTTTTCCACCAGCATTATAGAAGATAATATGATTATTGTTTTGAATTGTAAAGCTATCAGCTGTGACTGCTACAGCAGCATTGGTAACTAATACAATATTATTATTATCTGTAATTGCAGAAACTTCTCCAATCAAATTCATGCCAGAATCATACAAATAATCACCTTCTTGAACTTGAGATACAAAAGCTCCACCAGAAGCAGTAACAGCAGTTGAACTTGTCGTTGTTGTAATTGTACCTGTGCCAGATTCTCTAGTGTCTCCTTGACTAACAATTGAAGATTCTAATAGTGTTGTAGAATCTAATTCAATAACATTAATATCAGATTGAGAAGCAGAATTGATTACATTAGAAATTACATAGCCAGACATTTTTTGTAAGTCAAGCAATGGAGAAACATTTTGATTTGTTGTACTCAAAATTGCCTGTAGTCTAACCGAGCTACGTTTTACTAATGGAGAAGCTGAGACTATTATTTGGTTTTCATATGTTTTAATTGATTCTCTAGCTGGGAATTCATAATTAGCATCTGCAACTAAAGATTTGAATGTATTCACGCTATATGATGGAGCGTTAATTTTATATGAAATATCGGTATCTCTTACAGAAACTTCTCCAGATTTTAGATAGAAAATATCCATATCTAATTGTCGTGTGATTTGAATATTATTACCGCCATATTCGCCTTTAATTATATCAGAAAGAGCACCAACAATTAATGAATCACTATTTCCATCAGTAGTATCTAATTCAATAATAAACGAATCTTTATCTAATCCTGTTGAAACGACTGTATGTGTTCCATTAATAATATTTGCAGGGAAACCATTTGTTCCATCAGAACCATATACTCCATCAGCAACACCAGAAATCACAACGTTTTCATTAGCTTTGAAACCATGATTTCTAGCTAAAACTCTAACTTTATTAGTTCCAGTAGCCATTGTAAATGGATTTGAAGAAAGTATCATAGCTTCTGGAATTGCTGTTTTCAAATCGACTGTTGCAACAGTCGGTGAGAATACTGCTTTACGAAGATTAAATTTCAGATCAAATAAAGGATTGATTTCAAATTCTAAGCTATTTTGAGATAGATATAAAGAACCAGTTAATGGCTGGGATGTAATTACATTACCAGTAACTAAGTCTGTTTGTCCAACTTCAGAAACAAAGAATCTGCATCCAGGCTCATCTGTTTTTACTACAAGAGCATATGTTTCGCCGTCTTGTAGATAAATTGGAGCATCAAAATTAAATGTTGTAGCTACAGATCCATCATCAGATGTTGAAATCTGTTGTGGTGTTTTTGTTACAATAGAGAATGGAATAATTTTTGTTGATGGAATTCCGTTATTTGTAGATCTAATTTCTACAGTAATTGGACGATTACCCGCTTCAGAGAAGAAGACATCAACAGAAGTAACCATTGCTCCACCAGTTGAAGATACCGTAAACGTTTGGGCAACAGGATCGTGTCCTGTATAATAGCTATAAAGAACTCTTTGAGAAACAGAAGTTCTACGAATTGGCATGTCTTCATAAAGTCTATCTTGAACAAACCTAACATCTCTTGAGTTTACAATAGTACGCTCTTTTTGTAGAGAAATTCCAGTAGAATAATATACCGCAGAACCTTTAGAATCAAAATCAGCATCGTTATTAGTACGGTTATCAATTAGCTTAAATGTTCTTTCACCAGTTCTAAATGCTTGAGTTTCATTATTAGGAATATGGAATGTTCCAACAACTGAACCCCAGTTATCTGTTCTTAGATCATCAGCTGTAGTGTATATTGTTGCTGGAGAGCTAGCATCAGTATTTCCATTTATAGAAACAATATCAACAGAATTTACTTGGCCACCTGCAGTTACAATTGAACCAGTAAGTGTTTCGCCAATAGCAAATCCATTTTTAATATTTACGAGATGAATATCTCTTGAAGATCCGGTTAAATCTGTTTCATCATCAAGAACTCCTTCAAAAGCAACAACTGCTGAGGCCTGTAGTCTTAGTAACTTACCAGCATCTGGCGCTGTCCAAGCTGTAGAGTCGTATCCTTCAAATGAAGGTACATCAGAACCATCTATTGTAGTTAATGTTACGACATTATTACTAATAGATTTAACTTTAAATCTCATAAGATTTAATTCTTTTGACGTAGGTTTTGTGTAATCAGAAATTGTCGATTCTGGAATATTTAAATTTTCTACTAGTGAAGAATTAATTTCTCTTGTGGGAGCTAAATTATACAGAATTATATGATGACCTGGTAATATGTTTGAATCAACTTCTACTGTAACATCAATATCAGTAGAAGCTAAACCAGATACTATATTACTTATATTTGTAGCAGTATGATTAGTATTTTTTACTATGTCGCCAATAGCATATGCTGGTTCAACTTTTCCATTTTCAGTTCTTTCATAAGAATCACTAACGATACCATTTTGCAAATTAACAGGATTAAAATCAATATATGTGGCTCCAGTAGAAACTCTTACGTTAAATACTTGAGCTGGAATAATATAAGAATTTACATCTTTATTATCAAAGAATGGGAAAAACTTGGTATCTGCTTTTAAGTTTTTAGCAGTGAATACAACAGGCCGCGATCTCATATATGGAATGTACGAAAGATCAACAACTCGGTCGCCATAGTCTTGAGCATTTACAGAACCAGATAATTGTGTATCAATTCCTGTTCTTGACGCTGTACCAGTTGCAGTCGTAATAGTTTGTTCATAGCCAGTTACAGTTTGTCTTCTACGGTTCGGATCACCAGTTTGCCATGTTGCAGTTGTAGAAGAGGAACCTGTCCAGTTATTTTCCCATTCATTCCATTGGGCACCAGTAACTCCTAGTTCATCAGCAAGAAATTTAATTGCGTCATAACCATTATCATCAGTAACAACCAAATCTGGACGACGATCAGTATCTTTCCAGTTATCACCTTCTGGGTTTAGTGCAATTTCACCCTTAAAAGCACCAATCTTATATGGGTTAACATCAATAGTGCGTGAAGCATACGGATTATAAATCATCGATGTTTCGGTAAATGGTAAAGAAATTACATCACCGGTTTTTTGCCAGCTAGCTGCTTCTCTTTCGGCTTGAGAAGAAACATCCTCTAAAATATCTAATGATGTTGTAAAGTGCATTGGGCGTAATAATTTATTTTGTTTATCAACAGAAACTCTATAATCAGAATTTTTTACGTCACCAAGAGAATGGCCGCCGAATTGATCAGTAATAAAACCATTTTTAAATTTATCAATTCCAGTTTCTGGATCGATAATTTGCAGATCTGCGGTTAATTTTTCTAATTTATCTAATGCAACGTATTCTTCCATAGAAGACAAACGGCGTTCTAATTTACCAAGCTCTTTCATAGTATAACGGCGATTATCCCGTTGTAGAAGTTTTGTATCTGCAACATCTAATGTATATGGAGGAACATAAATTGTTGCTAACACCATGCCGCTTTTTGGATCATTTGGCTCTTTTGGATTTAATGCTGGAACACCTTCAATAACTTTAAATTCGCCAGTAGAACTTAAAACAATCTTATCTACTCGTGCTAAGTAATAAGCTATTGATGTTTCTAAATCAGTTCCAATAGCTGGAAGCTCATTTAATACAGTATTAGTACCACCTAAAATTGGTCTAAAATCTAATACATCAGACAAACGAATAGTTTCACCGTTTTCTAAAACGGCAGATGGAATGTCTTCATAGTCGATACCAACCGCCGGGTTATCTGGACGTGTATATGAATCAACTGAGAAATAGTTGCCCGTTGCTCCATGAGCGAAATAATCCATTGTTATTTGTAAAGCTCCAGAGGGAACTTTTCTTCCAGATTTTAGTACAAGAGATGCTGCTTCATAGTGTGTTGGTTTTTGGCCATTATCTAATGTATAATTATCTAAAATAGAAATAGAATTTAAAGAGTTATAAGTGTCATAATCTCCAGGAGTTACTCTAATATCTGTAATTCTTAAAACATCAGCTTTATCTAAAGTAATTCTTTCTGCTGTTACTGTTTTCTTTCCAGTAATTTCTTGATCGTACCCAGCTGTTAATGTTTTAGTTCTTTCGGCTCCTTGCGTATCAGTTTGCCTAACAGTTGTAATTAATGTATACGCCGTTGAGTTTGAAAGTCCAGAAATATAGACAGTTTTACGATTTGCGTCAGAATCAAAAGAAATATCTCCTGAGTCAATATCAATAACGGCACCAGAAGTTTCATTAAATAAAGAATAATTTTGCAAATTTTGATCTGAAAGATATGTTTCACTTGGATTAGTAAGAGTATGAGACCAAGTTCCACCACCGTCTGTAGTTTCTGTAATAGATCTTCTTACGCTAAGAGTAGCTTGTCTTGTACCATCTTCTTCATTTAATGTTTGAACAAACTGGTAGCCAACAGGGAATAATAAATTTGGATATTCAGAATCGTTAAGTACTGCTTTTAATACTTGAATTCTTCCTTCTAACGCATTAGAAGATGGATTGTTTACAAGAATATCATTATTAGCATTAATATTTGATACTGTTCCTACTACTTCTCCATCAATAACTAATACATCGCCAATATCTACTTCACCTAAGAAAAGTGTACCAGTACCAGAAATAGATGTAGTACCACTTCCAGTAAATGTAGGATCATTAGTTGCAGTGCCGGTAATATACCCTGTATCTTGATCTGGAACAATATTACCACCAAAAGTAGTTGTTCCACCTAATCCAGCTGTTTGGCGGCGAATACCTTTAACTTCATCTGTAAACGATCTTCCGGCTCTTAATTGAATATCAAATAAGCCTACCTTATACTGTGGTTCAGATCCATAATCTCCAGAATGCCATTCAAAAGATTTTACTCTAGCTGTTCCAACTTTTTGAGTATCAGTTGCTGAAAGATTGTTAGAACCTAGAGATGTATAATTAGAAACAAGATCTACAGTTTCAAAGTTTTCAATGTCGGCATATCCACCCTTTACATTATCAATAATAATATAATTACCAATTGAAGTTCCAATTGGTTGATCTGCTAATCTATCAATGTGAGTTACCCCACGTGATTTATTTACATCTAAAAACGTTGCAGCAGTTGCTTCAACTTCGTAACCTTCTATATACGCTTTACCAGGATCTACACTTACAGCAAGTTTATCTACATCTCCATCTGGAGCTGAATATACGCCAAAATTAGAACCATCATCTAAATGCTCTCTTTTTGACAATTTAAATTTATTTACTTCATAAGAACCCGCTAAATCATGTGTGCGGCGCGCTAATGTTTTTTCTAATTCTGCATATTGTGTTTTTGAAATTTTATGTTGAACTTCGCCGTTTTTAATACGAATAAGTTCAATAAATTTAATGTTATCTGAGCCGCTAGATTCTTCGGTTAGCTCTGCGAGCTCTAAAGATACTTTATATCTATGAGCACCAGGAGCAGTATAGTTATATGAGCCTTGAGCAGGATCTAATAAAGTTGTATCTACTTCTGGAACAATTGCTTCTTCTACTACTTTAAATCCAACACGAGCTGTGGGATTATTAGAAAAACGTCCAATATAAAGGTGGAGCTCATCATTACGAACAAAAAGGCCATCGATATAATAAATGCCTTCTTTTACTTCTACGACAAAACCTTTACCAATAACATCAGTTTCTGCGTCATTAGTATAAGTTGTATTTCCAACTGGAGCAGAAATAGTTACAGTTAAATCAGAAGCTTGATCAGTAGTAAGTCTATAATTATTAGCAGCAGTATTATCTACAGCATAAGCAATTAATTCTTCTCCAGGAGTAAATCTTTTTGTTTCACCATCAGCTGCTGTTGATTCATATTTAAAATATAGAGTTGGAATAGCATCGTCAATGACACATCCACATTCTGAGGAATCTAATACAACAGCTGTAACTCCTGATGTTGCACCAATAATAATTTTATTTTGAAATTGAGTTAAATAAGTACTAACTTCAATAGAATTTTGAGTAGTATTTAATTTAGCAAAATGGACTTCATTATCAACATTCACCGATCCAGGAATAATTTGAGAACCATTTTTGAAAAAATGGTCACCAATACGACTTACTTGGTTTTGTAATATGGTTTGAATTTGTGTAAGCTCTCTTGCTTGTACAGCAAATCCTGGTCTAAACAGAATTCTGTAAAAGTCTTTTAGCTCACTATAATCATCATAGTACGGATCTGAATTAAAGTTAATTGTCATTTTTTATCGCACTCTAGCTAAATTTCTATTAATATTATTTATAAGTTAAAATCTGATAAAAGATCTAACTACAACGAATTGCTCATCCGATGGAGTAAATGCTAGCTTATTATCAATGTAAAGCATTTCACCTGAAAATTTGTTGATTGTTGGATTAATAACTAATGTTACTGAGAAAGAATTTCCATTTAATTGGTATGTGTCCGCAGCTGTAGGAACGCTTCCATTTAATGATTGAACTAACATTTCATCAGTTTTGACAGCAGCTACTTTTAATACTTTAGTTGCAAATGTATTAGAAATTTCTGAATCAATTGGAAAATTAGCTGGATCAATAATACCTTCTAATTTCCATAATGATGTTCCAACATTATTATTATATCTCTTAATTAGTTCGCCATATTCTGCAATATCTTTAATGATTCCAATTTGACGGTAATCATTAGAAATTTCAAATCCATCAATTTCTTCTTGTTCAAAAGCACCATAGAATGAAACAATATTGGCGCATAACTCATTAGGCATATTTGATCCATGTCCACCTTTTGGCGAGATAATAGCTCTAAGAACTGCGCTTGTACCAGCTCCACCAGTTATTTCTACATTAGCGTAAGAATATCCAGAACCATAATTTGTAATTAAAATAGATTGTATTTCTCCATTAGCATTTACAGTCGCAGCTGCTTGTGCTCCAGTACCATCACCAGTAATTGAAATTACTGGATTTGTGTATCCAGATCCAGCGTTATCAATATTAATCCAACTTAATGCGCCGGGAGTTGCTAATAACTCAACATTTGCTTGTTGAGTATTTAGATCACCGCTTGATAAATTAAGAGTAATATTTGCTCCAGATCCAGTATCACTAGGTCCAGTTTCAACAACTAATTGCGCATCAGTATATCCATATCCTGGATCCAAAATACGCAATGCTGTAATTACACCAGCTTCAATAATTAAATCTATTTGTGGTTGGTATTGTGGAAGATTTTCTGCAATGTGAATTCTTCCACCAGATCCAGAAGTAGTTTCATTATAATAATAAATTTCTGAGTACGAATTACTTTCTGGAATAGTTAATCTTACTTCAGAGTTATTTTGTCCTGGTGTTCCAATTCTTACAACTCCAGTTGTTATTTCAGTTCCACCACTGTGTGTTCCATCTTCAGTATCAGAAAATTTTAATAAATGACCAGCATTAGAAGGATCTGAAACATCAAAAAAATAAGTTGTTTCTTCAAAAACATTAATTGAAGAAACAAGATTATTATTAAAATAAATTTTATTTATGCTATAACCGTAATTATTTTGACCAATATCAACAGTTACATTATATCTAGTGTTTTCAAATTGATTTGAATATCCACCAGTACCGTCACCATTTACAACAGCATAAGCTTCACCATCTACATAATCTGAACCACCATCTAAAATATTATAGCCAATAATAGAACCACCAGAATAATACTGGTTTTTCACAGACTTCGTTACGGGCATGAATGCAGAAGTCAAAAACTTATTTTGGAGACTAAGGGGAAGAGTTCCCATAAACTTCCAAACATAACCGTCTTCGGTTTCAATATAAGAAGTACTAGTCCCGGTTGGTTCTATTGTCGATTCTTCGCCATTATTATTAAAGATGCATTTATAAATTCTATATTCTGAATTTAAAACATAAAAATTTGCATCTCCTAAACTTTCTGCTCCAGTAACTCCTGGATTATCTGCAGAAATAGCATCATCGTACATATCATATGCAGTATTAAGAGCCCAATTGATTCTTCTTACCGCAAGAGAAACATCATTTAATTGAATTTGTTTTGTAAGAACAATATTGTTTCTTACATCATTTTCATACGATCCATTTGTTAATGGCGTCGGTGGTAATGTTTCATCAGACCATTCAAGTATTTTACCAGCAAAATAATGGTATAAGCTAGTTCTGTTTTGAATTTCTTCATAAACAGATTCAGCTAAACTTGTATGGAATGTTTGTGCGATGACTGCAGTCATTTAGTTTCTCTCAAATTATGAAATTGTAATTGCCCAAGTGATAATCATTGAGTCTGCTGCTGCTTTATTAACTACAGCAAAAGTTGTTCTGCAAAGCATATCGCCTGCAGCTGCACCATTAAATACACCAGCTTCAGTCAATGCGCCAGTACCAGTACCTGCAGGGAATGTTGCAGTATAAGTAACGATGTTGTTTGAAACCCCAGTTGAATCTAATGCCACACGGCCAACTTCTGCACCTAGAGTTGTATCTCCATTTGCTGCAGATGTATTATCTGTACCAACAGCCATATGTGACATTACAGCATCAGTTGTGCCTTCCATGCGTGATGCAATAAAATCTCTACCTGATTGAACAACCAAGTTAGGGATATGTAGTTTTTCTTTAAGTTTTCCATCCTTGTCAAAAACTTGGATCGAAACTTCACCCTTTGGGTGTAAAACTTCGTTCGTGTTCATTTCTTAGTCTCCTTTAGAACGTTGTTATACCTTCGGTATATTCTTGTGCAAAATATCCGGTTGAGTATGGGTTAAGTGCAGCTGTACCAGCTTCACTAATATTTATACTATCTTCTAGAGTCCTTCCAGACTCAAATGTAAGTACATCTGAAGCATTGACTGTATCAGATGGATTCTTATTAAATGCTATATCTGTAATATTATCAGACACCGCTTCAACATCTGATAAAGGAGTTGGATTACTTAATAATTGTGTACTATCTGTAATACTTACCGAATCAGCAAATGATGTCGAGAATGAAATTGCTGGAGCGTCAATAGCATTAGTAGTTGTTTCTAATAGTTTAGATGAATCTCTTTGAACTTGTTCAGAAGTAATTGCAGTATCGCTCAATCCTTTAGTAAACGCGATATCTTCAATTTCATCTGAAGTTGTTTGAATATCTGAAACATTTTTTCTAAACTCGCTTGAATAATCGTCTGCAGTATTAGAAATATCTTCAAGGTTTTTCTGTAGTATATATTCTTGAGCATCAGATAAGAATACAGAATCAACCACTGGTTTAGATACAAGTTTAGCAGCAAGATCTGATGTATCAACTGCGTCATTCAGTCTTTCACGATAGAATCTTTCCAGAGCTTGAAGAGCTGATGAAACATCAAATACATTATTAATTTCATATTGGCCAAAGAATTCAAATCCAGTTGGGTGTACTGTTTTACGAACAATATTTTTATAAGAATCATATTGCTCTGAAGAACGAATAACATATGAGAATTTTTGATAGTATCTATTATCTTGTAAGTAAATAGCGTCAGATAAGAAGCCATTATTTGTAGAATACAATCCAGCATATTTAGAAAGAGGCGAATTTGTAAATCTAATAATAGCTCTTGTTGGAAAGTTTTCTTCAACTCCAGCCAATGCTTCTTCTTGGTTGCCATCTTCAATATCTTCAATATCAACTTCATCAGAAGCATAAATTGAGCCATAAGATCCAAATACTCTTTGACCTGTTAAATATTCTTCACCAAAATAGCCAAGTGAATATGGATCAATTTCGATCATACCACCTTCAACAGTTTTAGCTTTATCATATATTCTACCAACGTAGTCTGCATCTTCAAGAGCAGTACTAAAGTTAGAGTCGAATCCTCTTGGAATTACGTATGAAACAAAATCTCCAGCATAACCAACACCAAATTCTAAAAATTCAAAAGAAAGGATACCACCATTAGAATCTACTTCAGTAACTTTTACTTTTGTTTCAGAAGAATCTTGCTGACCATTTGTAATATTTAAAATTTGCCCGACTTCAAAATTTTGGCCGGCATATTCAATAGTATATTGACCTAATGCATTTACTAATGTTCCAGTAAATTTTTCGTCAGTAATTGTAGCATTTACTCGTATAATACCAATGAAAGATTTTGTAATCGTAATTTCATAGATGTTGCCAACACCAGTTCTACGTACGCGTTGGATTTCTAATTCAACAGTAGAACCATCTGTATTAACAACAGAAATAAATTCGTTTACGGCATTAAAGGGATTACCGATAGAAACATCGACAAATATTACGTTTTGCTGATTCCACCTACCATCAGAAGCAACTAAAATTTGATCTTTAGGTAAAGATATTTCTATTTCTACGCCAAATAAAATTCTAAATAGTGTTTTTATAGAATCTAAAGAACCTTTAGATTGATATAATTCTTGAATGTGTTTATATAATAATCTTTTATTTGCTGCAAAATTGCGAACAAATCCAGCCCCAAGTTCTTTTGTGGCCAGTTCCATAAAAGAATCTACTACTCTATCTAAGTCCTGATTATATAAATTAGCATTAATTATATTAGAAGGACCAGTGTCTTGAGTATTTAAAAATTTATAATATTCTTTTAAAAACTCTACAAGAGCCTCAGCATCATTCAATAGTTGCTGAGGAATAAGACTATCTACTCTTGAGGATTCTGTATTAGAACTATCAGTCATTTATTATATTCCATTACCATGTCTTGGGAATGTTTTATATTCGGAGGCGGCAGTTGATCCAAGTGTTGCAATTAGATCTTCATCACCAGTGACTTCAACACCAGGAGTTTCATCTAATTCAATTTTTACTAATTGATTAAATTTTGGCGCAATATCATTTGAATCAGGAGAACAAAATACTAAAATTGTATTAGAAGATTCTACTGTTAATTCATTCATTACAATTCTACCAGATCTAGGATAAATGATTCCAGCATCTCTATAAAGAATTTCATTTGTAGAGGCTGAGCGAATCACAACTTCTCGATTAGGAAAATCGCCAGGAATTGGTAAATCGCCACCTTTACATTCTATTCCATTAATAATAAATATATTTGTAGAAATCACTTCTTCATCTGAATCAGATTCATAAATTGTAGAAGAAAATCGCAAATCATAACTTGTAGGAGTTCCAACAATAGGTTCTACGTGTTTATGCATTTTAAGTCTTATAACCGAATTCAAAATACCTTGATCAGTATTATCAATAGCGGCAAGCAGCTGAGAGCTTCTAAGCACTCCATCAAATTTTTCTAAATAAGTATCGTTATAGTTTGAAATAGTTTCTCTTACTGCTGATTCTAATTGAGTTTTAGTTCTAGACGTCAAATTTGGATCATACTTAAATAAGGCATCCATTGTGATTAATGTATAATCTGGATCAAGAATGTCAGTTGTAATTGAGCCAACATTTTTTGTATTTAAAAAACTAACAACAGCAGCTTTTGTAGATGTTGACAAGAAATCTGCATCTTTTGGTTTTATAGAAATAAATACTTTACCATAAACTGGAGGATCGTTTACTTCACCGCCCCAAACTGAAATATCTTGAATAAACTCATAATTTGAAAGTAAAATAGCTCTATAATCTGAAGAAGTAACTGCTCTATTTTGAGCTGCAAATAGTTTTGGAGCATTATAACGAATAGAATCAATAGATTCTTTATTTGTTCCAGTTGCTGTTCTAGTAAATCCCGAGCTATTAGCTACAGCAATAGAAGTAAACCCACCAATTGCTCCATTTATAGTAAATGAACTAGCACCATTTCCATCAGCTCCATTTGTAGAAAGATAAGTTAAATCTACAACTTGACCGGTTGATGGTAATACACCTAACTTACCATCACCAAAATGAAATTCGTATTGTCCATCCGAATTTTCTTGAACAAAATAGATTCTTGATTCAGACGTTGCTTCATTAATATTTGTATATTTTGTGTAAGTTTGATATTCTGAAGAAGTTAAAGATTCGCGAACTCTAACAATCATAGTTGATACATCAATATTTGAATCTGGGACTTTGAATTTTTGTAATTCAATTGCATTATCAACTCTATAAGAAACTGTTGATAATTTTCCTTCTAATAATTCAACATTAGTAAGTTTATATTGATTATTAATATCTTTATCTGCTTCAAAAGAATTATTAGTTACAAATGAAAGTTGATTTGCGCCCTGTTGACCTGAAAATGTTGTTCCTTTTGGAATTTGTAAAGTGGCTGGAGAAGTAGCATTTCCCGTAACTGTAACATCTACATAAGCTCTTGCTGCAGTATTAGATGTTGGAACATAACCCATACTTTTTGCATGAGAAACAACATTGGCTCTAATTTGAGCTGAATCTAAGAAAGATTCATTGGTATTCATATGTGCTAATAAAGCATTGTATTGTGTATTATATGCAAGAATGTCAAGAAGAACATTCAGACCAGCACCATCAAAATCATAATCATTAAATTTTTCTTGTGAACTTAGAAATACTTTTAGATTAGTTTTAATCTGATCGAAATCTAATTCGGTGACATTTTTGATATTAGTAGCCATTTATCGAGTTCTCTCTAAAAATAATTCAACTTCAACATTTTCTTGAGTGTTTAATACTATAACAGATACAGAAATGAATAATCCATTTTCATCAGTTCTATCTTCAACATTAACTTCGGTTATAGAAACTCTAGGTTCATATTTTGTCACAGCTCTTACAATTTCGTCTTCCAATAAAGAAAGTGTAATTGGATCTGGTTGTTCAAAAAGATAGCTTGTAATATTAGTTCCAAATTTTGGTTGGAAAGGTCTTTCACCTTTACTTGTTAATAATATAGATTTAATAGAATTTTTTATTGCTGCAATGTCTCTTAATGGAACAACATCTCCAAAATTAGGATGCGCCTTAAATCTTAAATCTAAATCAGTGTATGGCTTTGCGCGGGCTACAACTTTCGCTGAAACTTTAGCTAAATTTTGATCTGATAGAATTTCTGTACTCATAGTATTATTTATACCTTATCCACCAACGTTTACGTCAGCACAACCATTTGCTCCAACACTTCCACAAGAAATTGCATCACCTGCTCTGTGAAGAGGCTTTCCATTTACACTAACAGTACCAGAACCAGAAGCGGCCGTAGCACCATGAGGCGGAGAATTTGGACATGCGTGAGGCAAATAAGCATCACCTTGTCTTACAACTAATTCTCCACAAGCGGCTACATCCGAACTAGTGGCTGATGGGATTCTAGGTGGTGCACCGCATGGATCTGCACTTGAAGCAGAAGATGCAATTATAACTGCTGCCATCTTTTTCTCCTATGACATTACATTAATTAACCATTGAGGGGCATTTGGTTTTCGTCCGCCAGCTCCCCAATATGTAATTGAATCTGCCGGGATAGTATTTCCAGCAGATATATCAACATGTAAACCAACTGCGGCCATATAACCAACACCGGCCCCGATTCCAGTAGCACCGGCATTTTTAGCTGCTTGAGCAAAATCCCTAAAATCCTGATGATTAACAGTTAATTGTTTTCCCTCTGAATTATATAACCAAACGTCAGCTGCATAACCATTTAAGTGTCTATCAGTTCCAACTCTACGATATGGAGTCATTCCGCCAGAGAATATTCTTACTGAAAGACCGGTATTTTTTGCTGCTTGAATTAATATATTTTCAAGTTCTGGAACAATTACTTTATTTCTAGTCGCGTTGGCATTAGCGTATGCTACGTTCATCCCAGTATCATCAGAATATATTACTTTACCATCAACAGCTTCTTCAATACTGCCATCAGTTATAGCACTAACATTCGCGCCGTTCCATCCAGAAATTCCAGATGTACCTTTGGATTGTAAATTTCTTATTTGTTGAGAATATGACGCGACACCCTTTGGTGTAATAACAGTATATTTTGGAGTTGGAAACGATATATCAGTATCAACTTCGTCAATTTCAACTTTGAATGGCGCAGATTCTAATCTATCGTATCCAATTTGAGGTAACGCATTTGGGTCTGTTGGTGCAGGAACTAATGGATCATCAGGAGATTCTGGAGCTCCATCAGGAGAGAATGGCGACATTGTTCCTCCAGGGTTCAAATCTAAGAAGCTAGATTTAATTGTTGTTGTTCCAGACGAACCCATATTAGTCGTTGCGCCAGCAATATTCATTTCAGAATCTGCGTCAAGATGCATAGTAGCAGTAACAAGATTCATTTCAGATCCAGAAGATATATCTAGCAAAGAACCAAAATTCATATAACCCGTATCTACAGCGTTTATATTTAAAGCTGTAGTTCCAAAATCCATTGTGTCTTGACCCATTGCTGTAAGAGCTACTGTGTGTAAATCTAAAGATTCTGTCGCATCAATTCTACTAACGTCAGTGATTTGAGAAAATGTTGGAACTTGCGTTACAATAGTTGCACCCATATCTGTAATCATGTTTGTACCAACAATGGATAAGTCTTCTTGAACGTCAATAGCCATTGATTGCGCCGTAATAGAAAACGGCCCATCAGTTCTCATATCAATTTTACTTGCTGCATCAATAGTTAAACTACCAGTAGTTTTTACATTTATATTACCTTGAGTTTGTAAAACTGTAGATCCTTCTACATAAGAATAATGAGCACCAGAAACTCTTGAGGTCAAATTCCCTTTAGTATCTACGTATGAATTACCACCAACTGAAACAGTAGCATTCTTTTGGACTGTTGTTGACATATTACCACCAACTGAAACAGTAGCATCTCCAGTAATATTTACAATCCATTGACTCATTGCATCGAATCGTTCTTTTGAACGAGTACGCATTGAAGTGTCAGGTCTTAATTCAATAAAAGCGCCGGTACGGTGTTTAATATTAATTCTTTCGGCGCCGGGTGTATCATCAAATTCAATTAAATGGCCCGATTCTGTAAGACGAACTTTATTATATGGATATTCTGATGCATACGCATCTTGTGGTTCATGAGGTCCAACTGGAGTTACTCTATCATAATCTAATCCTAAAGCTCTAGCTCCAGCATCAGTTCCAGCTTCTCTTGGAAAAACTCCATATGGGTCATTAAATCCAGTTGTAGGTTCTGCACCAGTTGAATTCACGCCCATAATAGTTCCCATAACAACTGGGTCTTGAGCATCTGGCCCATCTCTAAAAAATCCCATAACCCATGAACCTTCAACTAATCCATGAGTTCCCTCACCAACACCAGAAGTACCCGATGAAGTTGTTGGCATAAGAACTGAAGCCCAAGGGAGCTCTTCAGTTGGTAATCTATTTTTATTTTCTGTATGATAACCAAATGCTCTTATACGAACACGATTAAGTAATAATGGATCATGTCTATCTTCTACAACACCAGTAAACCAAACAAATTCTGTAGATCTAAATCCATCTCTATTATTTTTAGTCATTATACATATCCTGTCAATTCTGTCACAGTACCAACTTTAAATCCTTCAACTTTTTCCATAGCATCAAGAATACGAGTTCTTTCTGATTCAATAGTATCTTTCATAATTGCGTCTGGCCCGCCTCTTTCTGATGGAACAGCAGCTGCAGAAATAACGGTTCTTGCATATGATTGTGTATTATTTCCGTCATCGGCTGGTGCGTATCTAGTAATTGCTTCAGATATTTTTAGATCTTTATAAGAAGATGAGGAGAAAATTAAATCGTATTTTGCTTGTCGACCTACACTATAACTTGGGAATATTGCGAATGATGGATCTCCACCGAGTGAACCTTTACTCTTAGAATATCCACCTTCTTTAATATTTCCTGGATTATTATTTCTCCAATTTCTTGCACCAACTCTTTTGACGACTTTTCCATTTGAAAGTCTTACGATATTATATCCAGGACCAACATCAAGAATTTTTGTAATAGAAGCTGAAGCATCTTCATCAACAATAGTTCCAGATTGAACACCAGATACTGATGGAGGTTCGTTGGTATCAATATCTCCTGTTTGAGCTTCAAGCCCAACTGCCGCTCCAGTTTGATCTGAAGTAACTGAAGCAGGATTATCAGATTGTCTTTGCGCGATGTCTCCAGCAATTGTTGCAGAATTAGCTACTGCCGCTGCTAATGCAGGATCAACTTCTCCGAGATCATAACCAGGAACAATATCAATTGTAGAAGCTGTAGCTTCACCATTTAATCCACCAACTGGACCTTCAGGATCTTGTCCAATAACATTCGTGATTTGAGGAATGGTTTCTGAGCTTTCATCAAAATATCTAGTTCCTGAAGAACCTTCAATTGATCTAGAAGGCAATCCACCTCTATCAATAGAATCTCTAACTACTTTTAGCTTTGTTCTGTAACCATTATTATCAAATGTATGAATAGACGATACAATTAAATAACGGCCAGATAATAATTCATCTATACCCTGAGGATCTGTAGATTCAGCAAATCCAGCCTTTGGAATTACTAGACCTATTTGAACACCAGGAATTAATCTTGGATCTCCGTGTAAAGTAACTATATGCTCAATTTGAGATAAATTTGAAATAATAGATCTTCTCTTTGGGCCTACATATGGCATATGCGCATGAATATTTACTTCGCCTTTATCAGATCTAGCTTGAATATTTGTAGAATAAAACAATGTATGGCTATCTGGAGTATTTGTGTAATCAATACCTGAAACACTAAAATCTGGGTGTAACACAAGATCTGGTGCCATCCTAGTATTTTTATCTAAATCTCTAAATGCATTAAAGTCTTGTATTTGATATTGCTTTGTTGCCCAATCAACACTGTGCGTACGTGTTACATAGGACCCATCTCTAAAACCCTTATAAGGAGAGAATCCAATATTAGAAGATATTTCTAAAATACGTTTTCTTTTTTCTTCAAAAGAATCTTCGCTCAAAGCATCTTGGTTATAGAAATACCCTTGAACATAATTATCTATTTGAGGAGTAGTAATCATATTATTATATGAATTTAATATATGTTGACCATTTATAAATGTTTCATACGCAAAAAATGGAGATCCATTAGCAGCTGCTGTCTTAGATAACATTTGTTGAATTGCATCTGAATATGTTGGCTTAGTTGGAACATAAGACATAGTTCCAACAGTGTTTACGTCACCAACTAAAAGTTTTCTTACATCACCAGAATTTAAATAACTGTGATAATCCTGTAATTGAGTTTCTGTTGAAGGAATGCCGATTTCTTCATATAATCTTTTAATAATATCTGATGCGGTTCCTTTTAAGATATGCTCTACTCTTCTCATTTTAGAAACAAGACCAAATGCAGATACGCATCTAATTTTATACGCTTGAATATCTGGCTTTGGTCTAGCATAAAGAGGAATATCAAGAATATACCAATCAGATTGAAGTTGAGTATAAGGAGAACTTATTTCTAATTGTTTTCTCAATCCAACTTGAATTTTTTCGTTTCCAGTAATATTTAACTCTTCAAATAAATTGGTACCATCAGCAATAGATATTTCAGCTATCATGGCTTGTTGAAAAATCGACTCAGTCACTTCAAATGTATCTACTAGCTGAGTAATATCCATTGTTTTTCCATTTGACGAATGTATTACTATCGTCATTTGAAAAGCACCAGGATTACCTGGAGTAGTCAAATCAGTTAGATGTAAATTAGCTTGCTTCATTGATTAATTAACTTTTTATATGCTTGAGCAAAATCGGCAATAAACTCGCGACGAAGTACTCTAATAAACATACGTTCGTCATTTTTATTTTCTTCATATTCTCTATTAGTTACTTCAAAAACAGAAGTTTCATCTTCAGAAAATATAATTCTAGGAATTTCTTGCCCATCAGAATTTTCATAATGATGAGGAGCATTATGCTCTTCTTCTAAAGTAAATCTATAAACATCTGTATTTACTAATGTATCTGAACTAGATTGGCCAGTTAAAGTAGTGTCACTAGCAAAAGTTCCATCTACATCAGTAACAATCATTAAATTTCTTGTACTATCTATCTCTTTAATAACTGCCGTAGATCCAGTCACATCACCAAGAACAGTTTCGCCAACTTCAAAAACATCTAATAATAAATGATTTTCTCCGGAGTTATAACCAGAATTGCGCATAGAGGAAATAACTTTATCAGGATATTTTAAAGAAATATAATCCTGCAAAACGTTATATTCTTTTGGCCAATAGTTATGGCCTTCGGCAAGATGCTCATTTAGTAAAAAGAAAGTCCAAAAATATTGATCGCTATCATATAATTTTTGAGAAACTTGATCAGGTCTTTCACCTTCTAAAATTGTATAATATTGGTATGCATTTGCGTCATCAACTGTATTATAAGCGCTTACATGACGAAATATATCTACAATTAATGTAGTTGTATCAGAATTTTTTTTAAACTTATAACCTGTTAATGGGAAATTTTTAAAAAAGTGTGGCATTATAATAGCCCCGCAATATCATTTTGAGTTAATACTCTTGTTTCTTGGAAAGTCATAGAAACATCAACCTCAGTTGGAGCCCCATCAGCAAAAGTTAAATGACTAGAAGAATTATATGTTGTTTGAAAATTAGTTAAATAAGATTCGTATATTTGAGGTAAGAATGGATTGCGTCTAGTAGATCCTCCTAAAACAAATTTTATTTTCCATTTAGCTGGATACGAAAGTATATAACCATTTGAAGTAGAAGCAGCATACATATATGTTCTAATAAAATTTTGCATTTGTTTAATAGTAATAGATTCTTCTTGAGATTCTGCGACTAATTTAAAATTAAATACAAAACTTCTAATATTCATATTTTGAAATGATGTAACAGTATTAGGATTTATTGCAATTGATTTTGACTTTTGGTATATATCGGAAACTCTATCAGCACCTGGAACCATACCAGCGCTTTGAATCATCTTACCCGCCATAATAGTTCTTAAGTCAGTATTTTGATTTGCGATGCTAGTCATATCTTCTAGTGTTGTTCTAATTGAATCTGAATTTAATCCACCAGAAATATTATTAGCAATTTGATTTCCGATGGGCCCCATGTCAAACGTAGAAAACCCTGCCCCGTCAGAAAATCCAATATTTGGCGGCGAATAAAGAGAGATAGAACCTAAGGAATCTCCATCTTTATCAATAGCCGTTAGCTGTAAATAATTTGATCCTGAATCTGATAAGTTCGAAGGATACGTGTAATTAGCCATTCGTTTATCCTAATAAATATGTTAAGAGTAGTTATGATTATTTATAAGGCAAATGACAAAGACTTACAAAGGCAAATATAGAATTAAAAAACCCGAAAAATATATGGGTGACCCAAAGAATGTTACATATCGTTCTCTTTGGGAAAGGCAAGCTTTTCGTTGGTGCGAAGAAAGAGATGACGTCATAGGGTGGTCATCAGAAGAAACAATAGTGCCATATGTTTGCCCAACGGATAAAAGAGCTCATAGATATTTTGTAGATCTAAAAATAAAATTTTCAAATGGCAGAATTGTTTTGGTTGAAATTAAACCAAAGAAACAAACTGTCCCTCCAAAAAAACCTTCCAGACAAACTAAAAAATATATTAATGAGGTTATGACATACGTAAAAAATGAAGCTAAATGGAAAGCAGCAACTAAATACGCTAAAAACAGAGGATATCACTTTGAAATTTGGACTGAAGATACTATGAAACAATTAGGAATGAAACTTCTTACTGGCTAGTATAAATAGTATTATGGCAGATTCATTTTTTACAGACCTCGCTGCAAAAGCTTTTCGTGCTGGTGTTACACCTCGCACCGATCAATCACGCCAGTGGTTTCGTAATGAGGTGAAAAATATAAAAGTAAATAGAAGATCTCTACTTAAAGATCCATCTCTTGAAAAAAGAAATAAAGCTCGAATTGGATCTATGTACATGTACTTCTATGATCCAAAGCATAGAGAAACATTACCATACTACGATGTGTTCCCATTAACCATTATGGTTGAACCAGTTCCTGGTGGTTTCTATGGATTAAATCTCCATTATCTTCCATTAGCTTTAAGAGCAAAATTATTCGATCAATTAGTCGATTTAACTAACAATAGAAAATACGACGAATCAACTCGATTCAAATTAAGATATGACTTATTGAAATCATCATCAAAGCTAAGACTTTTCAAACCATGTTTCAAACATTATCTCTATTCTCAAATTGAAGGTCGTGTTGCGATGGTTGATGCCCCTGCGTGGGAAATGGCTTTATTTCTACCAACAGAGCAATTTAGAAAATCTACAAAAACAGCGGTATGGAAAGATTCCCGCGGAAGTATAAGAGGTTAATATGTCTTTAGCAAATCCTGTAGATGGAATAGCAGCAGCAATAGGAGCAAGAAATGGCGCCGCACGAACTAATTATTTTGCTGTGACATTTAATGGACCTGCTTCATTAAATGGGACTAATAAAGTAGATCCTCTTATTATTAACGCTTTATGCGAATCTGCTACTTTACCTGGTCGGTCAATTTCCACGTTTGAGCATGGGACTACTCGTCAGGCAACTAAAAGACCATATTCATTTATTAATGATGATGTTGAATTAACGTTTTATGTAACTAATGATTTTTATATTAAAAATGTTTGGGACCAATGGACGCGTTCAGTAGTCGATGATACAACTGGTAAAGTTCAGTATAAAAAAGATTATGCTCATGATATTGTAATTTCCGTATTAGATTTAAATGCAGATACTGTTTATCAAACAACATTGCAAAATGCATTCCCTATTACAATCAATTCAATCCCATTGAGCAATTCTTCTGAAAACGAGTTAATGAAATTAACAGTAACTGTAACATATGACAATTATACTACAAAATCAAATAATTTCGGATTTGTATCTTCAATTGCTGACTTTAATAACGCCCTGCAAATTCCAGGACTTGGAATGACTAACTTTGCGTTCAATCCTTTTGGTGATATTCCTATTCAATTACAAATATCTACTTTAAATGATTTGAAGTTGGCAATGAAAGGATCTTTAGATAATGCTCTAGATTCTATTGTAAATAACATTAGAGGTGGAATTAAAGAAACAATTACGTCAGTCACTAGACCAATTACTAATTCAATTAATTCTGTAACAAGTACAGTTTATGGAGGATTTAATCAAATTGTTGGAACCCTTGCTGGTGGTATTAATGGTGTAATAAATAATGTGACAGGAAGTATAACAGGCGCGATTGCTGGAGCAATTAATGATCCGATTGCGCAAATTACGGGTAAAATCGCGGGTGGTATTACATCAGTGACTAGTAGAATTTCGTCCGGTGTACGCGGACTATTTGGATAATATTATAGGAGTATATAATGGCTTTACCAAGAATTGATTCACCAAAATATGAGCTTAGAATTCCGAGCAATGGTGAAGTAGTGGAATATAGACCATACCTCGTGAAGGAAGAAAAAATCCTCATGATGGCTATGGAAACAAAAGATCAGCAACAAATGATTCGTGCTTTGCGCGATGTAATTGCTGGTTGTACAGAAGGCAAGATTCAAGTTGATACTCTTGCTATGTTTGATTTAGAATATGTCTTCCTTAAGATCCGCGGCAAATCTGTCGGTGAAACTACTAAGGTTAATTTAAAATGTTCTGAATGTAAACATAAAAACGAAGTAGAAATTAACCTTGATGACATTGAAGTTCAAGGTGAAGTAAAGAAAAGCGCTAAGGTTGCTTTGACCGATAAGGTTGGTGTGGTACTTAAATATCCAACAGTAAAAGGGATTCAAAAGCAACTTGGTAAACAGGGTGGATCAGATTCTGAAATAACTATGGCCGCAGTAGCAAGTGCTATTGAATCCATTTACGACGAAAACGATGTTTACTCTACTGACGATGAAAAAGCTGAAGATGTAATTAACTTTTTAGATTCCTTGACATCATCTCAATTCAAAATGATTTCCGGATATTTTGAAGATATGCCAAGACTAAAACATGAAGTGAAATTTAATTGTGCAAGTTGCAAGACTGAAAATAGTCAGATCCTGGAGGGTCTTTCAAATTTTTTCTAGTGGCTCTCTCACATGACTCATTAGAGAATTATTATAAGACTAATTTTGCTTTAATGCAACACCATAAGTATTCTCTAACCGAGCTCGACTCGATGATGCCGTGGGAGAGAGAAATTTACGTTATGTTACTTAATCAGTTTATTGAAGAAGAAAATGAAAGAATAAAACAACGTAATAAGCGTGGATAACCAATATGGCAGAAGATCTAGGTCGCTCATTAGAGCAATTGACCGCTACAATTCAAGAGCAAAATAAAGAGTTAAAACAAAAAGACTCTTTAAATGACCTCGATAAAAGTATTACTGCTTTAGAAAAAAGTGGTACAGAGAACTCTGCCAAATTGAGGGAAACCTTAACACAAGTTCAAATATCTCTTGATAGTGCGTCTAATGAAGAGCAAATGGAATTAGCTCGAGAACAATTAGACGCACTTCAAGGATTAGCCGGAACTGAAGAAGAAAATCGAGAAAATGCCAGACGCCAAGAAGAAGCAAATGAATTTTTGTCTCAACTTGTATCTGGTATTGATGGATTAGCAGATGCTTATGATAAACAATTAGATGCTATGAAACCTTCTGGTGGTCTAATAGCTGGTCTTGGCGCTGCAGCATTATTGTTCATGGATCCTGAAACACTATTTGCTGGTGTTAGAGCTGCAATTGATGGTGTATTTGCTATTGTTGACTCAATTAAAATGTTCTTTGAAGGAGATTTTACTGGAGGATTCGAATTACTAAAAGAAAATATTGGTGTTGTTGGAGCAATTGTAGGAACATTTGCTGTTCTATTTGGTGGAACAATTATTCGTACAATTGGAAGTATGGTAAAAGCATTTAGCGGTCTTACAAAAGTTCTTGGTAAATTATTCTTACCATTTACAATTATTACTGGTTTAATTTCTTTTGTAACTGGATTTGTAGAGGGTTATGAAGAAGGCGGAGTACTTGGTGGAATAGAAGAAGGATTAAAATCTGCATTTGACACATTAATTGCTTGGCCGTTGGATCTTATAAAAGACGGTGTAGCATTTGTATTAGGCAAACTTGGATTTGAAGATGCTAAAGCTACACTAGAAGCGTTCTCATTCTCAGAACAAATCGATAAAATATTTACAGCGATTTTTGATGTAGTTGAAGGAGCTATTGATTGGGTCAAAACTTTATTCACAGATCCAGTCGCGGCATTACAACAAGCATGGAATGGCTTAGTTGGTGAAGGTGGATTAATTGATATAATCTATTCTCCAATCGATAAAGCAATTGCTTGGATCCAAGGTCTATTTGGCTGGGGAAATCCAGAAGAACCATTTAAACTTTCAACACTAGTAAAAGATGCTTTTACTTCCGCAAAAGATTGGATTGTAGGTCTATTCACATGGGGATCTGAAGCTGGTACTGGTGAAGATGGATCTTGGTCGCTATCAACATTTATTCCAAATGCATTTGTAGATGTAAAAAATTGGTTCTTAGAAAAACTTACATTTGGAGCAGAACTTGCAACTGAGGGTTGGACTAACTTAAAAGACTTTGCATCTTCTAAATTTACTGCTGTAAAAGAGTGGTTTACAGGTCTTTTCTCTTGGGCATCTGAAGGATTATCTGAAGGATGGACTAACCTTACTGATTTCGTAAAAGGTAAATGGACCGCAACTAAAGAATGGTTCACTGGAATGTTTAGTTGGTCTTCTGGTGAAGAAGATAAGGGTGTAATCCAACAACTGTTTGATTCTACTATTGAAAAAGTAAAATCATTCTTTACCGATCTATTTGATTTCTTGCCATCATTTGCAGAGATCAAAGCTTCACTTACTTCTATGTTACCCGAATGGATGAAGCCTGATTCTATTGAAGATCAAAGAGCAGAGTTGATAGATCAATTAGCA